ACCATAAGTATTAGTAGGGTCTATCTGTACATTAAACACGTTAGTAGAACCATCAAACTCCCAAAAACCTATAAAGTTATCAGCAGTAATGTCTCCTAAAAACTTATTGTTTGAACCTATTTGATTAATATCAATAGTCTGTGTAGCACCATCTAAATCTAGTGCAGTCATAGTACCAGCAATTGCATCTGCTCCACCTATAATGTTACCTGAACCTAATTGTTCAGCATCTAGATTAAACGTAGCACCTGATTGGTCTATGTATATTTCGTTGTCAGCCCCGTATAGCACTGATACATTCATCAGTACAATCAGGCTTAATAATTTTAGTTTGTTCATATTTCCAATAGCCTCTCTCTATTCCAATATTTATAATATTCAACACCCCAGTCTCTACAGCTTTTTGTAACGCTATAGAAACACTTTCGTTCTCTGATATACCACCTTCTATTTCCACTAGCTCTGTGCCAGTCTCAATAAAACGAAACACATCTTGAGAAACACTTGTAGATAAAATGCTTTTGGATACTAATGTTTCCATAAGAACTTCACCAGTAGATACAGAGACTAACCTTAAAGATATAGTAACTGTGTCTTCTCTAAACTGTTTACTTGTCCCAATGCCTAAGTACCTTGCACCAGAACCTCCAGATTTTAGATTAGCTTCGTAACTAATCACACCACCTTGGACTAACAACCCTGCAAATAACAGTGGTTGCATCTTATTATCTTCTTTAAAATCTTTACGTGTACTACGTATGAGTTGTCTTTCTTTTGTTAGGTCATCTAAACCTACACGTTCTACAACTCTAAAAAACTCTCCACCTGCTGTGTGCTTAAAAGCTCTAATAAGAAAAGCTTCAGGTGCTTGTGTTACTGCTGTACTAAACAAAGCAAAAGTACTGTTACTTCTACGCTGTCCTGTTAAGTCCCTAAAACTATTAGGGTATATTGCTATCGTTGGTTTTACTTTAGCTGGTGGTAAATTTTTTAACTCTTCTGATTGTAAATCTAATGTAGAACTTGACTGGATTTTTTTAGTTAAAACTAAATCTCCACTCTCTTGTACTACTGCACAACTAGAAAGTAAAGTTACCAACAGGCAAAGATATAGTCGTTGAATTACCATCACTGTCCGTTATAGTTAAAGTTATTATTCCGTCTTCTACTTTGTATACTATTGTATTGCCTTCTAAAGTTAGTGTACCAAAATCAGAAGGAGTCTCTCCAAATAAATTTTCTACTAACTGTCTTGACAACTGTGAGTATATACGTGATTCTAAGTTCCTTATGAACCTTGCAAGTGTTGTATTCTCTTTGTCTCTTTCTATCTGGTCTTGTAAAGCTTTTATCTCTGCTTTCAGAGCTGCCTTACGGTTGAACTCTTGGTTCTGAATTGTAAGATAATGTGAGCTAGTGTTTACACCACTAAAGCTAGGACTCTTAAACTTAAATACAACTTCATCTGCAATACTTCCTACAGACCAAAACATAATTAACATAGTCCAAAAGAACATGCAGAACTTGCAGTTCCTTTCAGATTTATCACTTTTAAATGTAGGTATTAATTTCATAATCTTTAAAATATTTTTGAGTTTATCCAAAAAGCACCTAGCATAAAACCAAACACTACTACTTGTACTATAGAGGCTATAGTAATCTGTCTCATTGGATGCACATCTACAATCTTTTCTATCCAAGATTCACTTGGAGAGAGATTAACTACTTGTAATATTTTTTTGTCATCTAGTTTCATTGTAGTTGTTCCAATACACTTACTATAAATAAGAATACAAATATACTTATTATAGGTAATTCTAATTTAATCTTTTCTTTGGTCATCTCTATCTGCCTTTGCTATCTTATCACTGTTAATTAATTGTGGCACACCTAGTATAGTTTTAATCATAGTGTCTTGTCTTATGATTTCATTATCTAAACTTCTTACTCTATCTATTAATGCAACAAGTATGCCATGTTGCGAATCTAGTTTTGTTCCTAACCTATCTTCTAAATTAGCTAGTGAACCATTCAGCTTATCATCAAGGGTATCTAGTTTAGTTTCCATACCATCAATGATTCTATTGATTAGTTTCCAAACAAACATACCTAAACCTACAGCAGCAGCTATAGGAAAACCCAACTCTTGTATGACTTGAACTACATCCATTAATCTTTCTGTGTGTTAGAAGCTCCGAAGTAAAACGATATAACAGCACTTGCTAAACCACCAAGGTATCCAAGTACAAGGTTTATAAGAGCTTCAGAGTTCTGTTCAGGTGGTTGTAGAGTGACAAGGAATATGTATCCCATAAATCCACCTACAACAGCTATTCCCATGATACGAGCTGTCCAGTCTTTACTGAACTTACCTCTGGCATCTTGTACATCTTGTGTTTCTAATTTAAACACATCTACTTCAAGCTCTTTCATTTGTACTTCAAAAGCTTGTTCAGCTTTTTTAAGTTCTAACATTTGTTCAGGTGTAGCTTCAGCTATTCCTTTCTCTATAGCTTTAGGTGTATTAGGTACGCCCAATACATCAGCTATCATATTAGCTGCCATGCCTCCCATTGGTCCGCCTAAAGCAGTTCCTAATGTAGGTGCAACAGCTCCAACTATATTCTTTAACAGTCCTTTCATTTCATACTCCTAATACCATTTTCTGTAATTCAATACTTCTTCTACCCACTTGTCTATACCAGCGACTGTCTTCCATTTGAACAGCCATTTCTTTCCAGTTGTTTTCTCTACAAGCTTTCATCATATTTTTAAACTTTGAAAGTCTTGTGCCTCCTAGATTAAAACACATATTAACTAACACATGTTGTATATCTTCTGGTAAATTATAGAATCCTTCTTCGCTTCCAAAGATGTGAATAGCTTCTGCTAAGTGTGTAACAAAATCATTCTCATAATACATATCTACAACTTCTTGAGATACTCCTGTACCAACTTCCCAGTCATATTCTGGGTCTTCAGGTTTGCAAAGGTGTCCAACTCCTAAAGTTTTGTAACCTAAACTATCCTCGTATATTTCAAGGACTTCTCCTTCGTGTCTTTTAATTTGCTCTTTACATAATTCTATATTCATTTTATTAATCCTAACTCAATGAGTTGTTTTTTAATTCCTGCGTTGTCTGAATAAGACTGCCCTGTAAATTTATCTGTCCTATTTATTGCGTTATCTTCTGTATAAGGTACATCGTCTTTACCTTTTACTATACCGCCTTCTGATTTCAATGTCCTGTCAGAAGTTTCTTCTTCGTTTAACTCTTTAACTATATTTTTTACATCTCTACCAAAAGGTACTACATCTGCTACTTCTTCTCCTAAAGTTTTTATTGGAGTTCCTTCTGGGTCAAAAGCTTCTCCCAAAGGTTTAAGAGGAATTTCCATTAAGTCTGATATTAAGTTTAATACAGGTACAAGTTGATGAGTAGGTTCTGTTCCAAAGCCACCATACTGTATCATACCTCTAATCTTTTCAGGAATAAAAGTTGTTATACCAGAAAAACCTATTGTCTCTCCAAATTTTTCTAAGTTAGTAGCATCAAATCTTTCTTTTTTATAGTCTTCATTAGTAGACAAAGATATCTGTGCATTCATTACTGCATAATAAAGAGGAAGTGCAGCCATCATTCTCAAAGCTAATGCACCATCTCCTTGTTCTACCCTAGCAACAAGAGCATTTGTTTGTGAAGTTTTTGCCTGTGCCCAAGATAAGAAACTTCCTAAGAACTTAACTTCTGGTCTTTTAGTCTGTGCGAATAATCTCCTATTTCCTACAGTAGGTATCAAAGCATCTCTATCTGCGGCTTTAAGACCTGCTTTATTTAGATATCCTTTAGCTGTAGCATCTTTCATTGCTTCATCTAAATTTTTAAACTGTTTTAAATATATAAAGTTTTCAGGAGTTAAACCAAACGAATCTATTTCTTTTTGTAAAGAACTCTTTACTTTAGTTCCTTTCATTTTTTTAGCAATATCCATTGCTCTATAAGTACCAGCATCAAAAGCAAAGTTACGTGCAAGTCTAGTTATTCTACCAAGCTGTACAGTTTCAAAGAATTTTCTAGTAGCATCCATCGCATATCTTTGAGTCCTTGCTGCTCCGCCCTGACCGTATAAAAATACATCTGCCATTTCTCTTTCTATAATACTATCGTATCTATTATTACCTAAAAAGTTATCTAAGAATGTAGCATCTTTTCCTTTAACTTGTTTAGACTTACCGCCTAAAGCTAAAGCTTGTTGTGCATTACTATTATATTTTATTTTCATCTGTGCTAATGCAGACTTAGACGCTGGACCATAACCACTATTAGTTATTGTTTGTAGTAAGTCACCCAAACTAGGTATAGCTACTTTAGTAAGCTTTGTGGTAGCTAATAAAGACTGTAAAAGTACAGCAGTTGTTTGACCACTAGCAGTAGAAGGAGCTGATTCTATTTTATACATTTGAAAATATGCAGATATAGAATCTTTTATTTTTTCTTTTTCCTGATTAATTAATTTTTCCATAGCAGGAAAATCGTCCATTAATTCTTTTAAAGCTTTATCTTGATTACCTTTATTCTTAGCTAACAATACTCCTTTAGGGTCTTGTATTTTTAAATAATTAATTTCTATAGCTTTAAATATTTCTTTGATGCCTTCTCCTTTAGCACCAAAAGCTCTTGTAAATTCAGCAACAGGAATAGTATTTTCTGTTAATTGTTTTAAAGTAAGTGCAGGATTCTGCTCAAACAAATCTGAAACAGATGCCCTAGCTTCTTGATTGTATAAAGTTCTTTTCTTATCAAAGTGTCTTGCAGCATTTAAAATAAATCTTTCATCTCCAGCCGCATCATCAGCAACTTTATTACTTGCAAATAAAGCATCTCCGCTTTCTTCAGACCATAAACTATTTTGTCTTCTTTGAGTACTAGATTTTAAATAAGTATTTGCTACGTCTGTTGCTTCTTTATCTGATAAAACTTTAACATTAGAATCAAGTTTATTTTCGTTTCTGCTTTGTAATATAAATGCATCTTTTAATTTATTTCTTACTTGTTTGTATTTTTTAGATTTTGACATAACATTACCGCTAGAATCAAGTATGTCATCAAATACAGATAATCTAAACATTTGAGTAAGACCATACTGTGCTTCGTCTTGAAAAGTTAATCCAGAATCTTCTGCATATTTTTTAAATCTTAAAGTATATGAATCTATTTGTTTAGCAAGAGCTTGAGCTTTTTTATAATTTTTATTTAATAAATCTTCTGGAGTTAAAAACGAATGTTTATTAGATTTTAACTTAGTGTTGTTTACAATTTTACCAGCTAATACAAGTACATCATCAGTATGCTCACTAACAATCTCTATATATTCGTTACGCCAATTACCTAGTTGAATTATTTTAGATTCTTCTACACTTAAATCTTTAGTTACGTTACCTGCTTTTACACCACCACCTTGAAGTTTAAACATCCTCATAGCGTAGTTAACCACAGGACTAGAATAAGCTAATAACTCTTGAGCATGAGAACCAGCTGTTAAAGATTTTAAAACATTATAATTACTTCTTCTATATTCAATTTCTAATTCGTCTACAGCTGCTTGTTTAATATTAGTAGGTATTAACTCAAACTGCTTTGACTGTATTCTTTTTTGAAAAGCTCCTAACATAAAACCTGTAACAGCACTTGCATATAAACCTGTATTATCTCCACCTTCTTCTGAGAAAGTAGCTCCAAATCCAGCACCAATAACTCCGCCAAATAAAGGTCTAGTCATTTCTTGCACTAAAGCTCTTGCCATGCCTTCATCAAGTACCTTTTGTTTAAAGCCTTGAAGTAATGCTTCACTTGTCATATCTACAAGTTTTATAGGAGCTGCTTCAGTTACAAGTTTTTCAGCTTCTTTATCTAATTTTATTTTTTCTTTTTGTAGTAAAGTTAATTTTCTTTTAAGAGCAACCTCTGGCTTTTGTTTTCTTACTCCTATTTTTTCTCCACCTGCTTTTAAAGCATCTTCTATTTCTTTCTTAGTGGTAGGTTTTTTTGTTAAATTCTTTAATTGTTTATTTATTAATGTACGTGCTTCATCAATTTCTGCAAGTCTACGATATACAACACCTAAAGACTTTGTAATTTCTTTATTAGCTTTAGCTGTTTCTATTGCAGCTTTTTCAGCTCCTTCAATTTTATCAGGAGATATAGGTTTTATTTTAGTAGCACCTTTAATCTTTACAGGCTTAGATTTTTTTCCAGTCTCTTCAACAACTTCAATAACTTCATCTACACCTCTACGCATGTAAGCACTTACAACTTCTCCAACTGCACCACCTGCAACACCCAATCCAAAACCTAAAGCAACTTCTTCTTTACTTACTTCGCCATATAAAGCTTCTTGTCTTAAAGCTATATCAGTAGCACCAAAAGTACCTGCAGAACCTAAACTTGCAATCTTACCTGCTTTAGCTATCTTAGCCCAAGGCACAAAAAAAGTTACTGGGTCTACTAAAGCTTGACCTACACGACCAGCTATAACAGCTGCATCTTCTTCTCTACCTCTAAACTCTGGAAACTCTTCAAATATTTTTTCTTGTCTTTTTGCTTCGTTAGCTGCTCTTACATCTTCGTAGTCTTTATCTTTATCAAACCCTGCTTCAATTGCAGCTTTTGTAATTTGCCAAGCACTCCCTAAAGCTGTCATTTCTTGAGCAGTACCATAATCAAACTTCCTAGAAAAAGAAATATCGTCTCCTAGTTTTTGAAGTTGTGCAGGTTTTTTAGATGTATATGTTTTATATTCTTCAGACTCAAAAAAGTTAAATTCTTTTTCTTCTGGCATTTCTGGAATAGATTCTACAATTTCTTGTTTTTGTTTTTCTATAACAGGTTCAGCTTCTGGTTCAACTATAGATTCTTCTTGAAGAGAACTTTGCATTTGTTCAAGACGTTCTTTTTCTAACCTTAATCTTTTTTCTTCTTCTGTTTCTTTTGATGCACGAACATAACCCAAATATTCTTCGGATTCAAAGAAATTAAAACTGTTATTTTCAGCCACTATTTATTTCCTATACTGAATTAAATTGATTTTCTAAATCTTCTAAAAACTCTTCAACGTATTTTCTATATTCGTCTTTTGGAGTTTTAAAATTTGTAACTATACTATTTTCTCTTTTCCATTTAGTAAATTCAGTACTATAAAACCC